GGCGGCTCGGGGCTGATCAACAGGTTCTCTCCTTTCCTTGTTGTGACGCCCCGACCACCGCCGTTTTATTACCCAAGGCCAAGCCATGAGCGGATTTGTAGCCGGCGGCACCCCACCAACCGGCCCACACATCAACACCGACCCGTTTTGGCCATCCATTGAGCTGGACGCCATGCGCGCCGCTCTACGCATCGATGCCAGCGTCACCAACCCCCGGCTGGAAACCGCAGTTATCGCCGCCGCCATCAGCGTCAACCGCGAGCTGCTCAAGTGGCGCGGCGCCCAACAGGCGGCTGGCTACGCCACCCTGGCGGACGTACCAGCGGAAACCATCAAAGACGAATCCGAGCTAGTCCACCTCTACGCCCGCGCCATCCAGGCCGCTACCGGCGCCGAAGTGTGCGAGCGCGAGCGCAGCTACGACCGCACCGGTACCGGCGACCGCAAAGCCGAAGACCTGCAGTTCAACATCGACGAATACCGCCGCGACCAACGCTGGGCCATCCGTGACCTGCTCGGCGTGCCCCGCATGTCAGTGGACCTCATCTGATGGCCACCACCCTGCGCGCCATCCAGGGCGACACAGTCGACGCCATCTGCTGGCGGCACTACGGCCGCACCGCAGCGGTTACCGAAGCCGTACTCGACGCCAACCCCGGCCTGGCCGACCTCGGCGCGCAGATCCCCCAGGGCACCCTGGTAATCCTTCCCGAAGAAGCCCCACAACCCCAACGCCAGATGGTGAACCTATGGGACTGATTCAACTCGCCCTCTACAAAGGCAAAGGCACCCTGTTCAACCGCCTGATTCGCCTGTGGACCGGCTCAATCTACAGCCACTGCGAGATAGTCATGCCAGATGGCCGCTGGTTATCGGCCAGCGCTATGGATGGAGGCGTCCGCGCCAAGCGCATCGACTACAAACCCGAACACTGGGATTTGATCCCCGTGCCCTGGGCGAATGCCAAGCTGATCGAGTCCGTATTCGACCGCCATGAGGGCGCTGGCTACGACTGGGCGGGCATTTTCCTCAGCCAGCTATTTTCCAGCGGCCTACATAGTGAAAACCGCATGTTCTGCAGTGAATTCTGCGCTGTTGGTTTCGGTTTCCATGGCATCGGCCAACGCTTCAATCCCTTGCTGATAGGCGAAACGGTACGCCGCATTAACCGCCTGCCTCTGGTTCAACTCGCCAACCAGCCCCTAACTCAACTAGAAGAAAGGACGCCCCATGGCTGAGCCAACAACCGGCGCCGTAGTAGTCGCCGCCACCGCAGGTGTAGGCCTGGCCACCGTTATGCCGCACATGGATGGCAACGCCCTGTTCGGCGCAATCATCGGTGCGGCGCTTATCGCCATGAACCAGCGCGACCTTAAAGCCTGGCAGCGCTGCGCCGGCCTGCTGGTATCGGTCGGTGCGGGCTACGTCAGCGCGCCCGAGATCGTCGCGCAAACCATCATCACCCAAACCGGTCCCGGTGGTTTTGTCGGGGCCATCCTCGTTGTACCGGTAGCCCTCAAAGCCCTGGAGCTGATCGAAAAAACCGACTTTTCCAGCTTTGTCCCGGCCTGGTTCAAAAAAGGCAAAGGAGAGTGATCATGCTCACCACCCTGCTGCCCATCATCGCCGCCATCGCCTACATCGCCGCCGCCCTGCGCCTGGTGTGCTTCCAACGCCACGGCGCCCGTATTCGTCGCGGCATTGCCCTGCTCGCCTGCCTGATGATCGGCGCGCTGTTCTGCGCCGGGGTAGAGATCCTGCTCTACCGGCAACCTGTAAGCGTATGGCAGGCGGCAATCGCCATCCTGCTGTGCATCCTCGTTTACCGCTCGCGCGGCAACCTCGCCGCCCTACTGAGGCCCAACCAATGACCCAGCCCCAACGCCTGCAGCACGGTTCCAAAGGCCAAGACGTACGCCAACTGCAACAGCGCCTCAACCTAGCCGGCGCTAACCTATTCCAGGATGGCGACTTCGGTGACGAAACCGAAAAAGCCGTGCGCGCCTACCAGCTCAAGGTGGGCCTGGTGGTCGATGGCGTTGCTGGCGAGAAAACCATCGCCGCCCTGGCTGGCGCCGATTGCAGCAAGCTGCTCGGCAATATCCACCTGGTGGACGCCGCCAAACGCCTCGGCGTCGACCTGGCCAGCATCTACGCCGTCAACGAGGTGGAAAGCACCGGCTCAGGCTTCCTGGTCAACGGCAAACCCAAAATTCTCTTTGAGCGCCACGTTATGCACCGCCTGCTGGCCACGCCACGGCACAAAGGTGACGACGCCGCAGCGCTCAAGGCCCACGCGGATCAACTGGCGATCCTGCACCCCGCCCTGGTCAACCCCAAAGCGGGTGGCTATGCCGGCGGTACCGCCGAACACCAGCGCCTGGCCAACGCCAAGTTGATCGACGCCCTGTGCGCGCCAGAGGCCTGCAGCTGGGGCGCTTTCCAGATCATGGGCTACCACTGGCAGCGGCTCGGTTATGCAAGCCTGGACGACTTCCTAACCCGCATGGCAGCCAGCGAGGCCGAGCAGTTCGAGGCGTTCGTGCGTTACATCGAGGCAGAGCCCGCCCTGCATAAAGCGCTCAAGGCCAAAAAATGGGCCGAGTTCGCCAAGCTCTACAACGGCCCCGCCTACGCCCGCAACCTGTACGACGTGAAGCTAGAGCGCGCCTACGAGCGCCACGCGGGCTGCGGCTGTGGGCAAAAGGTGGCGGCATGATCCAGCCCGAGCAGATCCGCAAGCTGGAGCTGCGCGACGGTGATGTCATTTGCCTGCCAGCTGACACCGGCTACGAATGCACCAAGCAGTTCAGTGATGCACTGCAGGAACTGCACCCAGGTAAACGTGTGCTGATCGTCCTGGGCAACGTGCACTCCCTGGATGAGCCCGCCATGAATGCCGCCGGCTGGTACCGCAAATGACCACCCTGCGCCAGATCGGCTATGGCCTCGCCCTGTTCGGCGCCCTCGGTCTGCTGTTCTGGGGCCAGTACCAGCAGGGCCAGGCCGTGGATGCCCGCGAAACCCTGGCCGCCGAGCGCATCGAGCAGCTCACCCAACGCAGCGCCCGCCAGGCTGCCAGCATCGTCCGCCTAGGTGGCGAGCTGGCAGCTCAGCGCATTGCCCAGCAGGGCCTGCAAACGGCCCAGGCCGACGTGCGCCAACAGCACGCCACCAGCCAGATCCACAAACAGGAGACCCGCCGCAATGACCCGAGTTTTAGTGATTGGAGCAGCCAGCCTCTCCCTGGCGCTGCTCGCCGGCTGCATGAGCGCCCCGGCCTTACCGGAGCACACGGTTACCGTGAGTGGCTGTCCCGTCGTAACTCCCTGCAGCCTGCTGCCGGCAGCCCCGCAGAATAACGGCCAGCTCAGCGACGACAGCGACTACCTGCTCAGCGCCTGGGCCGAATGCGCCGCCCAGGTCGACATGATCTACAACCACCAACAGCCCAGGGCCGACCCATGAACAAACCCACCAGCCTGCGCACCCACCTGCTGGCCAAAGTGCCCGAGCTGAAAGACAACCCAGACCGCCTGCTGGTATTCATCGATGACGGCAGCGTGCGCTGCACAGCCGCCGCCACCCTGTCCTGGGAATACACCTACACCCTGCAAATCATCCTCACCGACTACGCAGGCCACCCGGATGTGGTCATCCTGCCGCTGCTCGCCTGGGTGCGCGTGCACCAGAACGAACTGCTGGCCAACCTCGACAAAGCCAAAGACGGCCTGCAATTTGAAGCGGACATCATCGACGCCAGCAAAGTCGACCTGTCCATCAAACTGCCCCTGACCGAGCGCGTAGTCATCGGCCAGGACGGCGAAGGCACCACCACCATCACCCACCCGGCAGAGCCACAAGCGGCCTTGGCCTTCCTTGACCCAAACTGGCAGGCAGGCGCACAAGGCAACGCCAGCGAGTGGTATTTGCCAGATGACTGACATGCTCGACGACCTGGGCGGCTGGCTCACCCCGCTTATCACCCGGCTAGAGCCAACCGCGCGCAGCAAACTGGCCCGCGAGTTGGCCCAGCTGCTGCGCCGTAGCCAGCAGCAGCGCATCATCGCCCAGCGCAACCCAGACGGCACCGCCTACGCCCCGCGCAAACACCGCACCCTGCGCAGCAAGGTCGGGCGCATCAAGCGCAAGGCCAAAATGTTCACCAAGCTACGCACCGCCCGCTACATCCAGGCCAAAGGCAGCGCCGCCGAGGCCACCGTCAGCTTTGCCAGCCGTATCACCCGCATCGCCCGCGTGCACCAATACGGCTTACGTGACCGCGCAGAAAGAGGCGCACCCGACGTGGAATACGCCCAGCGCGAGCTGCTCGGCTTCAGCGCTGAAGAACAGGAATTCATCCGCGACCACCTGCTGCACCACCTCACCTTGTAAGCCCCCGCCCTACAAGCTAAGCCGGCTGCACCGCCTACGCGCGCGCGGCAACATCACCGGCATGAACGATCTCGCCACTCTCGCCCGCCTGCTGGAAAACCTGATCCGCTTCGGCACCATCGCCGCCGTGCAGATGGACCCACCGCGCGTACAGGTAAAAACCGGCACCCTCACCACCGCCTGGCTGCCCTGGTTGAACCCACGCGCCGGCCTGGATCGTGAGTGGAACCCGCCAACGGTGAACGAACAGGTGCTGCTGCTCAGTCCATCCGGCCAACTGGCCAACGGCGTTGCCATCACCGGCCTGTTTAGCGACCTGATCGAGGCCAACGGCGACCGCGACGGCCTGCACCGCCGCACCTACCGCGATGGCGCGGTGATCGAATACGACAGCATCGCCAAGCACCTGCGCGCCACCCTGCCCGGTACCGCAGAGGTGACCGCCGTGGGCAACGTCAGCATCACCACCCAGGCAGGGCTCAGCGCCACCGCTACCGGCAACATCGCCATTAAAAGCGCTGCAAACATCCTCATCGAAGCCATCGGCAACGTCGCCATCAAGGGCGCCAAAGTGGAACTCAACTGATGCCGGCCGTAACTCGCAAGGGCGACGCCTGCACCGGCCATGGCGCGTTTCCGCCGCGTGCGTCCACCGCCGGCAGCCCCAACGTCTTCGCCAACGGCATCGCCGTGCACCGCAAAGCAGACACCTGGGCCAGCCACTGCGACCCCAACAGCTGCCACGGCTCACAACTGGCCGATGGCAGTGCCACCGTATTTGCCAACGGCATGCCGCTGGGCCGCATCGGTGACCCAGTCGCCTGCGGCTCCAGCGTTGCCTCCGGCAGCACCAACGTATTCGCAGGGGGCTAAGCAGATGAACCGCCAAACCGGCCGCCCCATCACCAAGCTGCAGCACATCAGCCAAAGCATTGGCGACATCGTCACCACCCGCATCGGCTCGCGCGTTATGCGCCGTGAGTACGGCTGCCAGATGGTTGACCTGATCGACCAGCCCGGCAACGCCGCCACCCAGTTGCTGTGCTATGCCGCCATCGCCATGGCCCTCATTCGCTGGGAACCGCGCGTGCGCCTCAGCCGCGTGCAACTCACCGCGCTCAACATCGCCGGCCAGGCTGAGCTGGCCATCGAAGGCACCCTGGTGGATGGCAACGAACCGCTAAGCCTGAAAATCCCCCTCAGCATGGGGGCTACCGTATGACTGTCTGGACGCCCATCGACCTGGCCGCCCTGCCCGATCCGCAAGTGGTTGAGCAGCTCGACTACGAACAGATCCTCACCGAGCGCAAGGCCTACACCGTCAGCCTGTGGCCCGCAGCCGAGCAGGCAGAAATCGCCGCACGCCTGGCCCTGGAATCGGACCCACTCACCAAACTGGTACAGGAAAACGCCTACCGCGAGCTGCTCTGGCGTCAGCGCGTCAACGAAGCCGCGCTCGCCACCATGCTGGCCAAAGCCAAAGGCACCGACCTGGTACAGATCGCCGCCAACTACAACGTAGAACAGTTGGTCGTCACACCCGCAACAGATGACGAACCAGCGGTGATGGAAAGCGACGAAGCCCTGCGCGAACGCGCCCAGATGGCGTTTGAAGGCCTCAGCACCGCCGGCCCGCGCAACAGTTACATCTTCCAGGCCCGCAGCGCCTCCGGCTTGGTGGCAGATGCCACGGCAGAAAGCCCCAGCCCGGCTGTGGTAGTAGTCACCGTGCAGGCCCTGCAGGGCGATGGCAGTGCAGACGAAGAGCTACTCGCCACCGTTGCAGCCTATCTTTCGGACGACGACCGCCGCCCACTGGCCGACCGCCTCACCGTACAAAGCGCCGAGGTGATCGAGTACAGCGTTACCGCCGCCCTGCACCTGGCCACCACCGGCCCCGAGGCTGAGCCCATCCGCCAGGCGGCCGAGGCTGCGTTACTCGCCCTGGTCAACACGCGGCGCCGGTTGGGTGTTGAGGTATCCACCTCGGCCATCTACGCAGCCCTGCATGTTGAGGGTGTGCGCAGCGTGTCGCTCACCGGCTGGACGCCCATCACGCCAACCACCGCCCAGGCCGCCTACTGCACAGGCGTGAACGTGACAGTGGCCGGCAGCGTATGACCCGGCCCATGCTCCCATCCAACGCCACCCAGCTGGAGCGCCTGGCCGCCCAAGCGCTGGCACAGATTGAGCGCGTGCCAATCCCCATTCGCGCGCTGTGCAACCCCGACCTCTGCCCATTGCCATTCTTGCCCTACCTGGCCTGGGCGTTCTCGGTGGATCGCTGGGAGGAAACCTGGGCTGAGGCCACCAAGCGTAAGGTCATCAAGTCGGCCTACTTCGTCCACGCCCACAAAGGCACCATCGGCGCGCTGCGCCGGGTGGTGGAACCCCTCGGCTACCTGATCCGCGTGATCGAGTGGTGGGAAACCGCCCCCGAAGGCGTTCCGGGCACCTTCGCCCTGGATATAGGTGTGCTCGACAGCGGCATCACCGAGGAAATGTACGAATCCCTGGTACTGCTGATCGACGACGCCAAACCGCGTAGCCGCCACCTGACTGGCCTGGCCATCAGCCTGGAAACTCGCGGCACCACGTACATCGGCGTCGCCGCCATGGATGGCGAAGTCCTCACCGTATTCCCCTACGCCCCAGGCCCCATAGAGGTAAGCAGCCAGGCGCTGCTATTTGGCGGCGCTGAACATTCCATCGACATCATGAGCGTCTACCCATGAGCCAAACCTACTTCGCAATCCTGACCGCCGTGGGTGAAGCTAAGCTCGCCAACGCCATCGCCCTCAATGTACCCCTGCAAATCAGCCGCATGGCCGTAGGTGATGGCGGCGGTGCATTGCCGGTACCGGTGCGCACCCAAACCGCACTGATCGGCGAGCAGTACCGCGCCGACCTCAACAGCCTGACACCCGACCCGCTCAACGCGAGCCAGATCATCGCCGAGCTGGTGATTCCAGAAACCGAGGGTGGCTACTGGCTGCGCGAAATGGGGCTGTATGACGCTGCCGGTGATCTGATCGCCGTCAGCAACTGCCCGCCAAGCTACAAGCCGGAAATGGCCGAAGGCTCCGGCCGCACCCAAGTGCTGCGCATGGTGCTGATCGTCAGCAGTACCGCTGCCGTACAACTCAAGATTGACCCCAGTGTGGTGCTGGCGACGCGCGCCTATGCGGACGCAATCATGGTTGGCCATTTGGCCGCTGCAGACCCGCACCCGCAATACACCACCGAGGCCGAAGTAAACGCACGGATCAGCGCCGAACTGAATGGAATCACCGACGCGATTTACCGCCGCAACCTGGTGGTAGATGGGGCGTGCCGTATGGCGCAGCTCGCAGCTAAGGCCTTGAGTACTTCCGCTCAGTACGGCGCTGTTGACCTGTTAGCGGCCTGGGCTGGCGGGGCGGTTACGGCTGGCAGCATCGCCCAGAATACGGCGGGTATCGGCCAACTCGGAACCAGCCTGCACCTAACCGGGGTGACGCTTACTGGTGCCGGTGTGGCCTATGCGCGCCATCGCATTGAGGCTCCCGTCGCCCGCGAGCTGAAAAACAAAACAGCGTCGCTCTCCGTCCTGGTGCAGCACGACGTAGGTGTTCCGATCAACTACAGCCTGACCTTGCGTAAAGCCAACGCGGTGGACAACTTCTCAGCTGTCACCCAGATCGCGGCCTCGGCCGCTATCGCTGTGCCATCTGGTACGGCTACGCAGCTGGTCTTCGAGAATATCGCCATGGGCGATTGTGCCAATGGTATCGAGATCGAAGTCGCAGGTAACTGCGGTGCTGTTGCCAACAAGAACTTCCAATTCACTGAATGGCAGCTCGAACGTGGAGCCAAAGCTACGCGATTTGAAATTGAGGCCTTTGCCGACACCATCCGGGCCACAGAACGCTACCTAGAGAAAAGTTATGACCTAGGAACCTTGCCCGGCAGCATCACCATGAACGGTGCAAGTGTTGGCGACGCTTCCTCTGTTTCTGACCTGTCACTTCCTTTTAGGGAGCGCAAGCGGGCCATTCCGACCATTACCTATTACTCGGCCTTGAACGGTGCTAGCGGGACGATCTCGTTCAGCAATACGCAGATAGAGACATCGCCATCGGGCAACTTAGCGGTGCGCTTCAGTAGAGCCAGCGATAGCAACCTACAAGTCGAAAGCCTCCCAGGGGACGGATACATGCCCATTGTCCATTTTGTCGCTGACGCACGCCTTTAAGGAGCATTTCCATGTACCGCATTACTACCCATGGCGCAGTTCAGCGCATTGACGATGGAGCCTTCCTGCAAGCAGATGATCACAACCGTGACTGGCAGGAATATCAGACCTGGCTGAGTACTGGTGGTACGCCAGAGGTGGATCGAGAGTCCAACGAATCAACCAGCAATAATCTGTGCAAGGCAGTAGACACCGCAGCAGATAACGCACGCTCCAAGGTGGCAGGTGACCCCCTGCGCGCAGTGGAATACGACCGCGCCCGCATCGAGGCAGAGCAGTTCGCCGCTGCCAACTACCAGGGCACGGTGCCGCCCATGGTTGCAGCCTGGGCCATCAACGGCCGCACACCCCAGCAAGCGGCAGATAGCATCCTGCAGGAAGCCGCCCAGTACACCGCGGCCCTGGTGCAGCTGCGCACCGTGCGCCTCAACGCAAAGGAGCTGATCCGTAACGCCATGGCCGCCGGCCAGGTCGAACAGGCCGGCGTCCGTCTCCAGGAAGCCCAGAGCGGTCGCCCCTGCCCGGAGGCCGGGCGCGAGCTTCGCGATCTCGGCGGCGTCGATCCG